CTTAAAAATCTTGAATTATTATTTTATCAGAACCAGAAATTTCTATTACTTGCGTATGGTCTCTTAAATCTTCGATTGTTTCAATATCATTATAATTGTTTTTAATCTCTTCTATGTTTTCATATTCTGAATATTCGCAACATATCGCAACTGGGTCAAATTCAATATTGTCTCCAGTATCTTCCTCAAGATCAACTAAATAATTATATAAAGATTTTAGACCTTCATATGAAAAGTTATTTTTGTAAGTGTCACTAGTTAAGAACCAATCAGAAAATTGTGAACTTGTTATTTCTTGATACATAATTTTTTTCCCTTTTAAAAATTGTTAGTGAACTATCTCTTCAATATTACTTGTTCAAGGTAATAGACAACCACCTTAAAAGGTGATTGTTTCGAAAAACTAACTATTTCTTATTTACGATTTTAAAGAACAATATTTAATCTGAACTTATGAAGATCATTTCAATATAATGTAAGTATCTCTTTAATTGTATTCAACAAAGTTGACAAGAAAAAAGATGTAAATAATACCCTAAAACCCCATGCTATTTTTAGATATCAAACTAGACTTTGATATGTCAGGATTGCATGGAGCTTTAGTCAATAAATCTAAGGTTTATTTATTTCTTTTAGAATACTATTTATATTTTCTATTTCTTCAGAATATATTCTGATCATTTCTTCATCATAATCAGTTCTATTATTCTCTTCGATTTGTTCATAATCATCTAGTGACATTTGTTTTAATTCCCTAGAGTCACATAAATGATCAATTAAGAAAACAATCTGATCAGATGTAAAAATATTATATAGTTCGTTCATAGGTTCAAACTCCTTTTGTTTACTATGTTTACAGATTACATCTAATCATTTTAATAATTAATGTAATGGTGAATAAACAAACTAAATCCGACAGTTTTAAAAATAAAATGCAATGTTTGTATAATGTTTGTATTTACTAATTTATAAAACTTTCATACAAATAATTTAATTTAATAATGGTGTAGTATATCCATCATTAAAGTAATGAAATTTTTTTTCATATATTCCTTCCAATAATATTCTGATGCGATCTTTTCGAAGGTCGCAAAGGAATTAAAAAAGATTAAACAAAGTTAAATACTAACATCAACTATATATAATAATAGATATGCGTAAGAACTCACTAGACTATAATACAATATTAAATTTCTATCTTGGTATGTCTAAACATCATCGATCAATAAGAAAATTACATTCGGAATTATTGCACAAATACGATCAGATGATTAAGAATAAATCTATTTCGATACCACATTTAAACACATTATGGAATTGGAGTAGTAAAAACAACTGGTTAGAACTTGCAAAACAACATGACCTTAAAGTATCTGAAAAACTTAATAAAAAGATAATAAACAACGAGGTCAACAAACAAGAAAAGATATTAAACGATCTTCAGGAAACAAGTTATCTTGCATTACAAAAAGTCACTACTGCATTAAAGTCTAATGTTATGAAAGAAATAGATACACCTCAAGATATTAAGTCACTAGTCAACAGTGTTACTGATGCAATGAAGATGTATAATATAATGACTGGTGGAATTACATCACGATCAGAAAGTATAACTCATAGTGTTGCAAGTCCTAACGAAATAAAAAAACAAATCATGTTGTTAATGACAAGTCTTGCAAATGATGGAATAGAAATAGAACCACTAGACAAAGAAGAAAAAGAAAAACTAAATTAATTTTCTACAAATAAAAAAGAATCCTAGATGTATTGGTGATAAATTTGACCCCCACCCCCCATTTTGCAGCAGACACATAACATCCATACACTGCACATACTGTGTGTTGATTAGTTTCGTAAAAACGGATATAGTCTCTCAGAGGAGACGTATATGGATAAATTAAATGTTCTCGATCTGTTCTCTGGAATAGGTGGATTCTCACTAGGTCTTGAAGCAACAGGAGGTTTTGAAACAAAAGCATTCTGTGAGCTAGACAAATACTGCAAGAGTGTGCTAAAGAAACATTGGCCTGATACTAGGCAGTATGACGATATCAAGGAATTAACCTATGACAAACTCAGATCAGATGGAATTGATAAAATTGACATCATCACAGGAGGATACCCATGCCAACCCTTCTCTGTCGCTGGCAAACAAAAAGGCACTGAAGATAAGAGACACCTCTGGCCAGAGTATTTTAGACTTGTCAAAGAATGTAGGCCAACTTGGGTTATTGGAGAGAATGTTAGTGGACACATTAAACTCGGTCTCGACCAAGTTATCGAGGACTTGGAAAGTGAAGGTTACGCCACGAGGACATTTAGTATTTCAGCTTCTAGCATCGGTGCGAACCACCAAAGAGAAAGAATCTGGATTATTGCCAACACCAACAACGATGGATCACATACCGAGAAAAGGGATGAGACCAAGCAGAGCAGCAACAGGCAGAAAGACGGGATACCTATCGGAAATGGTAACAGTACCAACGCCAACAGCAACGGACTTCTCAAAAACAACAGCAACATACGACCCCAAAGCACCGAGTCTATCGGGAAGAACTCTGGGAGTATTTGCAAAGACATACCCAGAGAACAACACATGGCCAACTCCTACAGCGGGTCTGAAGAAACACTCAACCAAGAAAGAGTATTGGGAGAACAGAATACAGAAGGGGAGACAGAACGATACCCAGATGGCAGTTTACAAATCCACGGGCAGTGGAACATTGAACCCAACGTGGGTAGAGTGGCTGATGGGATACCCTCTAGGGTGGACAGACTTAAATCACTTGGAAACAGTCTCGTACCTCAAATCCCCTACTACATCGGACAAACCATCCTCAGAACGATGGCCGACACCAATGAGCAGAGATTATAAAGATGGTAAAAATATACCTCCATCTATCCAGAGTGGTAAAAGAAGTGATACACTTGGAACAGCAGTATTAAGATGGCCGACACCCACAGCTCGTGATGGGGGAAGAAACGAAAAGTTAGAAACGTGGAAAGCACGGAGAGATAGAAGAGAACAAGAAGGTTCTACATTACATAAACCTTTAGATATCGCAGTATTACTGGATAAGGAAAAAGATTCCTAGTGCCATAAAGGACTAGGCTTAACTTGCTATAGAAGGAGATAATATGCACAACGTAGCAACTATAAATAAATATGGTATTCCAAATCACATAAGAAATATGTTCTTAGGATTTGAAGATGCCTTCGAAATGCTTGATACATTTACAAGCAAATCAGAGTATCCACCCTACAACATAGAAAGGGTCTCTGATGATGAGTATATCTTGGAGATGGCAATCGCTGGATTCAAGAAAGATGATATTAATATATCGGTAGAGAAAAACATTCTCAAGGTACAAGGTGCGTCTGATAAGAAAGATGCAAACTATGTACACAAAGGATTAGCAACGAGAAAGTTCCAAAAGGCTTTTCATTTAGCAGAGCATATGGAAGTAGGTAGTGCGAAGAGTGAGGATGGTATTCTCAAGATAAATCTGGTAAGAAACGTACCAGAAGAGGAGAAACCGAAAATCATCGAAATCGGCTAAAAAAAAAAGAAATGCCAAAAGTATCAAGTGATGTCGGACAGAAGGTTGCACAATTAGAACAATTAGTTTCTAAATTAAAAGAAGTAGAGTCAAAAGAAAAAGCAAAGGATACTTTACTAGGATATGCGAAATATCAAATGGAAGAGTATCTTTCACCCCCACACATTAAATTGCTTGCATCTAAACTGCAAGATGTTGAAAGGGGTAAGATTAAAAGACTTGCAATATTTATGCCACCCAGACATGGAAAGTCTATCCTAACATCGGAGTTCTTTCCCGCTTGGTACTTAGGCAGAAACCCAAAGAAGTACATCATCTGTTCAACATATGGACAAGAACTGGCAGATGACTTTGGAAGAAAAGTTAGAAACCAACTACAAGATAGTAGATATCAAGAGGTATTCCCAGATGTTGGTCTTGCAACAGACTCATCAAGTATGAGACGTTTCAATACAACACAAGGAGGAGTATATTATGCGGTCGGTGCTGGTTCAGCTATTACTGGTCGTGGTGCTCATCTCTTGCTCATCGATGACCCCATTAAGGGAAGAGAAGACGCAGACTCAGAAGCCATGCGGAATAACCTCCTCGATTGGTACAGATCAACAGCATATACACGTCTCATGCCAGGTGGGAGTGTGGTTCTTATTCAAACGAGATGGCATGAAGATGACTTGGCTGGATGGGTTCTTAAAGAAACTGAACATGAAGGATGGGAAGTAATAGAGTTCCCAGCTATTCTAGATAAGCGAGCAGCAAAACTTCTTAAAAGTAAAGAGGGTAAACCTCTATGGGAAGAGGCGTATCCTTTATCTAGACTAAAAGAAATTAAGAAAACTCTCGGCACGAGAGAGTGGGCATCTTTGTATGCACAGAAACCTTCTGTAGAAGAAGGCAATATTGTGAAACGATGGTGGTGGAAGAAATGGAAATACGATGAACCACCTCCATGTGATTACATTTTACAATCGTGGGATACTGCATATACAACAGGAAAGTCTTCTGACTATTCTGCTTGTACAACGTGGGGTGTCTTTATGGATGAGAATGGTGATTCTAATGTTATCTTACTTGGTGCAAAAAGAGACAAGTGGGAGTTCCCAGAACTCAAAAGGGTTGCTGTAGATTATTATAATCGATTTACACCAGACCTTGTAATTATAGAAGCAAAAGCAAGTGGACTATCTTTGGTACAAGAGTTGTCAAGAATGGGTATACCCATCACACCTTTTAATCCAAAGAAACAAGATAAAAAATCTAGAGTACATTCAATTACTCCCTTGTTAGAGTCTGGAAAAATATGGTATCCAGATAAAGATTTTGCAGAGGATGTTATCTCTCAGTGTGCATCATTCCCTAATTCAAAGAATGATGACTTGGTAGACTCAACATCACAAGCTCTGTTAAGATTAAGAAAAGGGTGGTTAGTAGGTCACTCACAAGATTATGTTCCAGAAGAGAGAACAGGTAGTAAAGGAAGTTACTGGTCATGGACAAGATAAAAGAATCAATTAAACATCACGAAGGTTTTCGCAACAAGGTATATCTAGATACCCTAAACAAAAGAACAGTGGGCTATGGTCATCTGTGTGTAGAAGATTTTTGGGAAGACGACAAAGAATACGACAAAGAATTTTTAGATGGCATCTTTGATGCTGACTATAAAAAAGCAGAAGACTCTGCAAAAAGATTATTTGAAATGAATGATTGTGCCGATATGGATGACCAAGCCAAAGGTATCATTATACAAATGGTGTTTCAGCTAGGACCAACAGGCGTATCCAAATTTAAGATGATGTGGAAATGTTTATCTGAACTCAATTATGTGGGTGCAAGTTTGGAGATGATCGATAGCAGATGGTATAAACAAACAAAAAATCGGGCAACCGAATTAAGTAATAGAATGAAAAGTATAGGAGCTTGAAATGAAAAAGAACTTAAAACCAATTAACAAAGAAAAGAATCCTGGTCTAGCAAAACTACCTACACCAGTAAGAAACAAAATGGGTTTCATGGCTAAAGGTGGTGCTGTAAAAAGAATGGCTAAAGGTGGAAGTGTATCTCGTGGTCAATACGATGCACAAGTTAAGAAGATTAAATTCAAAGGTGTATTCTAATGATTATTATCGGCAAAGGTGTAAAGCCTGCTGCTGGAACTAAGTCTACTACAAAGGTAGCAGTAATAATCGGAACTAGTGGTAAAAAGAAAAAAAATAAAAAAAGAAGAAACGCTGCTAGAAAAAGAGGAACTAAATTTAAAGGAGTATTTTAATGCCAACCAGAAAAAAAAGAAGAATTAGAGATTTCGCTGTACCAATAGGTCAAGGACCACTAAGTAAATTTAGACACACACCAACAAAAGATGCACCCACAGTTCTACAAAAAATACTCAAAGGTAAGGGAGTAGAAAAGAAAAGAACTAAATTTTTAGGAATATTTTAATGGTAAGACAATCAAACGAACCAGTAGATCAAACACTAGTTGAATCTGTAGAGATAGTTGTAGGAGATCAACAAGAAGAAGAAAGAGTTGTTGCTGATAACTTAGCAGATGAGTTTGAAGAAGATCAACTTTCTGAACTTGCTAGTGATCTAATACAAGCCTACGATGCAGATGTTAGAAGTAGATCAGATTGGGAAGAAAATGTCAAAAAAGGGATGGAACTTCTAGGATTAAAACTAGAAGATATGCAACATCCTTTCCCCGGTGCTTGTTCAGCACATCATCCTTTAATGATTGAAGCTGCTGTACAGTTTCATGCACAAGCCCTAAAAGAATTATTTCCTGCAAATGGACCTGTCAAAACACAAATAGTTGGTGAAGTAAATAAAGACAAACAAGATCAAGCTCATCGTGTCAAAGACTTCATGAACTACCAAGTCACAGAACAAATGGAAGAATACTTTGATGACTTAGATCAAATGTTATTCTATCTTCCTATCGTGGGTAGCTGTTTTAAAAAAGTATATTATGATTCTGAGTTAGAACGACCAGTTTCTAAATTTATACCTGTTACAGATTTTGTTGTATCTAGTAATACTACAGATTTAAGAACGAGTGGTAGATATACTCATGTAATTAGAATGGAGTACAACGAACTTCGTAAAAGACAAGTGAGTGGTTTCTACAGAGATATAGAGATGATGCAAGAGGAAAGCTCTACTGAATCATACTCTGTAACTGGTATAAACGAAAAGATACAAGACATTGAAGGTATCAAACCACAAAAAGGTTACAAGAATGATGCAAGATTTACACTCTTGGAGATGCACGTTGATTTAGAACTACCTGGTGTCGAAAAAGAATTTGCTTGTCCATACATTGTAACAATCTGCAAAGAGACTAGAGAGATACTTTCCATTAGAGAAAATTTTAGAGATGACGACCCAAAAGTTAAAAGAATACAATACTTTGTACATTATAAGTTTTTACCTGGTTTTAATTTTTACGGATTAGGATACGTTCACCTTCTTGGTAACTTACAAAAAACTGCAACAACTATTCTACGTTCACTTGTAGATGCGGGTCAGTTTAGTAATCTACCGGGTGGATTTAAAACTCGTGGTATGCGAGTTGAAGGTGAAACACCAATAGGCTTTGGTGAATTTAGAGATGTAGAAGGTTATGGCGATGATATACGAAAGTCTATTGTTCCTTTGCCATTTAAAGAACCATCACAAGTTTTAACAGCTTTACTAGGTTCTATAACACAAGAAGGTAGAAGACTTGCAGCGATAACTGATTTACAAACTGGTAACATGAATACACAAGCTCCTGTAGGAACTACAGTTGCATTGTTAGAGCAAGGCATCAAAGTTATGTCTTCTATTCACAAAAGATTACACAAAGCACAAAGAGAAGAATTTAGAATATTAGCTAGAACAAATTTCGACTTTCTACCAAACTTTTACCCTTATGCTGTCGAAGGTGTGGGGAGACAAATATTCAGACAAGATTTTGATGGTAGAGTCGATATCCTCCCAGTATCTGACCCTAACATCTTTTCGACAGCACAAAGAGTTTTACTTGCACAAACACAACTGCAAGCTGCTTCACAAGCACCACAGATACATGATCTTCGTGAAGCATACAGAAGATTATATAAAGCACTTGATGTAGAGAATATTGATGATATGCTGATACCAGAGATAGGTTCTAAACCTATGGACCCTGCAACAGAGAACTATACTATGATGTATAACAGACCTGTTAAGGCATATGCATGGCAAGATCATGATTCACATATTGCTGTTCATGAGGCTTTCATGAGTGACCCATCAATAATACCTCAAGACCCTAAACTTCAACAGTTGTTAGCAGGTGCAGTGCAGGCACACATACAAGAACACCAAGCTCACAAATATAGAATGTCTATTCTTTCTAATGCTGGAGTAGAATTACCTACAGCACCAGAATACGATAGATTTAATCCTGGTAAGAGTGATGAATATGAATCTATGGATAGAGATGTAGAGAACGCAGTTGCACAAGCACAGGCACAAGTTGCAAGTCAAATAGCTGCTGCTGCTCAACAACAAGCTCAAGCTGCTGCCGCACAACAGCAAGCACAAGACCCTAGATTCCAACTTGCACAACAAGATTTACAATTAAGAGCACAAGATTTACAACGTAAGGCTGAAGAAGGTTCAATAAGAAATCAAATTAAAGAAAGAGATTTATTACTTAAAGAGGAAGCTGCTGCTGCAAAAGCACAGATAGATGCATCAAAATTAGCTCTAGATCGTGATAAAATACAAGCAGATATTGAAATAGACAGAGAAAAATTGCGAAGTAACGAACAACGTGATATAGCTAGGTCTCAATATCAAAAAGCTATGTCAGACCAAAAAGCTGAGATAGAAAGAGCAAGAACGATTATAGAACGTGAGCAAAGAGAAAAAGACAGAGACAACACTAAATAATACTTTAGTAAAAAAAATAGAAAAGAAAAAACACGCAGTTCTTTCTCTATGGGATGACACAAAAAAATTAGCAGACGCAGAAAATAAAACACCTGTAATTGCTTTGTGTCAAAAAAACAGAAAAGGTTTTTGGATAGTCGTTCATGAAGACGACTTACAGAAAGTTATGGATGTCAAAAACAATAACTGAAGAAATCCTAGAGTGGTCACAAAATTTTTTAGAAATACCATCTAAAAAACTTGGTGGTTGGTCTGTGTGTCCTTATGCAAAGGCGGCAAGACTTAAAAATGAAGTTAAAATTGTTGAAGTAAAAGACAGTAATGATTTTTTATATACTGTTACATCAGAAGCAAGAACAATAAAAAAACAAAATAAAAAACTTATAGTTGTTGCTTGTGATGATTTTAATATTGAAGCAGAAGAATTAGGTTGCTATATAGATGCTTTAAATTATGCTTTTGTTTACAATGATGTTTATCTTATGCCATTTCATCCATATGATGATGGGGAAGAGGTAGAGTTTCTTGAAGATAATCTTGAAACTGAAAATGAGTTTTATATGGTTCTTATCCAACCATATAATGAGTTGGAGAAGGCTTCGGAGTCACTCCAGAAGAAAGGATACTACAAAAACTGGGATAAAGAATATTATCAAGATACCGTAGTAAAACGACAATCATATAGGAGAATTTACCATGATGGGAAAAAAGAAAAGAGTTAAAAAAGGAATGTCATCTATGGCAATGATGCGAGGTGGCGGAATGATGAAGAAAAAACCTGCTGCAATGAAAAAAGGCGGCATGGCGAAAAAGAAAAGAGTTAAAAAGAAAAAGTAGTGGATACTTCTAAATTAATAACTTTTTTAAAAAATAAAATCATTAGGGAGATCGACAGTATTAAAGATGCTTTTGAACAAGGTCGAATTCCTAAAGAAAACTACGATATTTCGGTTGGTGAATTAAAAGGTTTACGAACCGCAAAAGATTTGTTATTAGAGTCAGCTAAGAATATAGCCGATGACAACGACAAAATTTAGTCTTACTGAAGAAAAACTGGAAAAGAATCATCCAACTGCTGTTGGACACAGAATACTTGTTCAAGTTTTAGACGTTGACGACAAAACCAGAGGTGGAATTTATCTACCAGGTAAGTCAGTGCAAGAACACCGTAATGTTGCCTCCATTGGCAAAGTAATACAAATGGGTGAAGACGCATACAACAGAGAAGATATGTCAAAACCTTGGTGCAAACTTGGAGATCATGTAATGTTCGCTAAGTATGCTGGTCATCGTTTTCAATTCGGTAAGACCGAACTTCGCATCATGAATGATGACGAGATATTAGGACTAGTTCCAGATATCAAAAATATTTCGTAACATCCAGTTACGCAAAAAATTAATCTACAAACTTTGGAGAGAAACCAATGCAAATTGTACACGATTCTTCGGGCAAAAAAAAACCGATGCAAGTCGTAGACGATGGTAAAGAAATTAAACTCAAGAAGTTTGATAAACTTGATATTCCAGAACAGGAAGAACAAGACAATTCAGACATCGATGGAGTTACTGATGATACGCAAGTAGAACACAGTTCTGAACCAGAAACTACGCCAACTGAAACTGAAAGTGTCGTTGAGAAAGAGCAAGACGAACCTAAAGATGAAGTTGCAAAAGAAGACGATAAAAAAAGCAAACGTTACCAAAATCGTATTAACGAATTGGTAAAGAGAGCTAATCAAGCTGAAAGACAACGAAATGATTTTTATAATCGTATTCAACAACTTGAAGAAGAAGTTAAAAAGAAAAACGTTGTAAGTCAAGATTACGCAAGTCTTCAAACACAATACTACGATACTCGTAAGTCTAATGCAGAAAAAGGACTAGAGGCAGCTCGTAAAGCACACAAAAGTGCATATGATGCGGGTGACTCAGATGGTATGTTAAAAGCTGCTGAAGATATTGCAGAGTTCAAAGCTGAGATGAAAATGTTAGACAATCAACAACCGATTGTCCAACCAACTCCACAGCAACCTACGTCAAAAGTAGAAGAGGTTAAACAACAACCCGCACCAACAGAGCAACCTGTTGCACAACCAGACCCTCGTGCTCTAAGATGGGCACAAGATAATTCTTGGTTTGGAACTGATGTTGCAAAAACTGGTGCTGCTTATGCTATTGATGCAGCTCTTAAAATGGAAGGCTACAATCCATCTAGTGAGGATTACTATTCAGAACTAGATAGACGTTTAGCAGAATCCTTCCCAGGAAGAGAAGAAGCTAGACCTAAACAAAGGGTAGCTGGTGTAACTAAAGCACCAACCGCACCTAAGAAGGTTCGTATGAATCAGAGTCAGATCGCTATGGCTCGTAAACTAGGTGTGCCACTAGAAGAATATGCGAAATTCGTGAGGAACGACAATGACCAATAAAAATCGAACCCACTCGACTAGGGAAAAAACAAGTCGCAAAATAGTCTATACGCCTCCCAACAATTTAGATGCTCCAGACCCAAAGGTAGATGGAATAAAATACCGATGGATAAGAGTAACATCTGGGGGGGAGGATGATTCACAAAACATATCCAAAAAAAGAAGAGAGGGATATGAATTTGTGCGGGCTGAAGAACACCCAGAATTTGACGCACCAAAACATGAATCTGGAAAATACGCAGGTGTAATTGGAACAGGTGATTTAGTTCTAGCAAAAATACCAACAGAAATGTCAGAAGCTAAGAAAGAGTTCTTTGAACAAAAAACTCGTAGGCAGACAGCAGCTGTTGATAATGATTTGTTAAAACAACAACATCCTTCAATGCCAATTTCACAGCAAAGAGATTCAACAACAACTACAGGCAAGAAAAAGTCTGAATTTGATGATTGATAACTAGATTGATGCTCGGTGTAAACTTAACTATTTTAAAATTAGGAGATAATTATGGCTAACGTAGATGCCGCTTTTGGCATGAGACCAATAAGACATCTTACAGGCGGACAAATCCGAGCTAATGAGTATAAAATAGCAAGTGGAACAACATCCAACATTTTTACTGGTGATTGTGTAAAACTATTAAGCACAGGCTACATTGATGTAGCTGCTGCTGGTAATAGGTTGTTAGGTGTTTTCGCTGGAGCTCAATATACTGCATCAGACGGAGAGGTCAAATTTGTAAGATACTTTCCAACTGGAACAGCTACACAAGGTAGCGGAGACGTAACTGCATACGTTTATGATGACCCAAATATTGTATACGCAGTACAATCAGCAGGTTCTGCTGATTTTGCTGACATAGGAAACCTAGCTGACATCGTTGTCGGTTCTGGTGATACAACTACTGGTCAAAGTAAAGTAGAAGTTAGTGGAACAACAGGTACAGGTACTGCGAATTTAAGAATACTTCGTAAGTATGATGACCCAAAAAACTCGTATGGAACTAACGGTGTCCTTGAGGTTACAATTCATGAACATGAACTTAACCAACACATTGATGCTGATGGTACTCCAGGCGTATAATAGGAGGATAGTAACATGGCTGTTATATCAAGAAGTCAACTCGTAAAAGAGTTAGAACCAGGACTCCACGCCTTATTTGGGTTGGAGTACAAAAGATGGGAACGTGAACACGCAGAAATCTTTACAGAAGAAACTTCAGAAAGAGCTTTTGAAGAGGAAACTCTTATTACTGGCTTTGGTGCTGCACCAACAAAATCTGAAGGTGCATCTGTAGAATTTGATTCTGCTGCTGAACAGTGGACAGCAAGATATGTGCATGAAACAGTTGCACTTGCTTTTGCAATCACTGAAGAAGCAGTTGAAGATAATCTTTATGATACACTATCTAGAAGATACACTGCTGCACTAGCACGTTCTATGGCTTATACTAAACAAGTAAAAGCTGCAAACGTACTAAACAATGCATTTAGTTCTAGCTTCCCAGGAGGAGATGGTAAGGAGCTTATCGCTACTGACCACCCAACTGTACAAGCTGGTACTCAATCAAACGAGCCAAGCACTGCGGCTGACCTTTCTGAATCATCTTTAGAAAACGCAATCATTTCGATTGGTGGTTTCGCTGATGACAGAAACATTCCAGTTGCTGTACAGGCTAGAAAGTTAGTAATACCAAAAGAATTAGCTTTCACTGCTCAAAGAATTTTGAAAAGTGAACTAAGAGTTGGTACTGCTGATAATGATGTTAACGCATTAAATAGCATGGGAATGTTCCCAGAAGGTTATGTAGTAAACCACTACTTAACTGATACAGATGCGTTCTTCATCTTAACAGATTTAACTAACACTGGACTAAAGATGTTCCAAAGAAGACCTTTGAAAACATCAATGGAGCCAGATTTTGAAACAGGAAATATGCGTTTCAAAGCATCTGAAAGATAT